AGATCCTTGCGGCCCTCATAGGCCTGCCCGCTGGCAATTTCCTCCATGTAACGGAAGCCACCACTTTCGTGCGCCACCTGTGCCATGAAGTGTGCCAGCCGTAGCGGGGTGTCCAGGATGCCATAGGTGCGAAAATGGACATTAGCCGCCATGCCTAGCTCGGGTGCAATAGACGGCGAGGCTCCGAATCGGGCGAACAGAGCGCGCATGGTGTCGCGGCCAATGATGCCGTCCGTGGTCAGTCCTAGCCCGGCCTGTAGCTTCTTTGCGTCAATCGTCATCCCCGGCTCCTATCTTCATGCCACCGTCCAGCCATAGCGGCCATCTGGTTGTTAGCGCGGTCATGCCGCCATTTCCTGTACGCGGCACCACTGAGGAACAGAACGACACCGTAGGTTAGCAGCGTTATTGACCAACCCTCAAACGGGCTACCATTGCGCTCCCAGATGATGGCCACAGTCAGGAAACTGCCAGATCCGGCCATTGCCAGTCCGATACGCTCGAGCGCGATCGTCATGTGACGATATTTGGTGATAAGAACGATCGACACGCACGTCAGCAAAATGCGCCCGAATGAGTTGAGAATATCCCAGATCATTCCGGCTCTCCCTTTAGGCCAAGCATTAGGATGATCTTCTTTCGGATTAGCGGGATAAGACCAATTCCGAATGCCGAACCAAAGAACGTTGTTCCACAAGCAACGCGTATAGGAGTGATATCAACGTGAAACATATCAGCCACCACCAGAGGAACGCCAAAGACACCGAAGAACGTGCCAACGACTAGAGCAAAGGCAATCTCTCGCCAATGCATCGCTTTCCATGGCAGGGACCAGACTGACACAATAGCGCCGCCTATAGCGGCCATAGCAATAAGGATGATGCGACGATCGTTCTCATCCATCACGACCCAGCCACCTTGCCAGTTTTTCCCAATGCTTGTGAGGCAGAGCGCTCCAGCCGATGAAGGCCAAGCAGACTACACATCCGATCTGAAACACCCTTACCTCCTAGCAGGAAAAACACCGCCACCTGTGCTAATAGCATTTTGTCCAGCCAAAAGGTGTAATTTTCGTCTGACAATTCGCCGCGAGTTGAATGCATTCCGATCTGTGTCATGCAAAGCATATAGACTGCCCAACCCCACCAACGGAAACGGCCTGTAACGAGGGCGACAACCCCCACGGACAGATCCGCGATCGTCCACAGGTCTACCGCTGATGTAGGGATTCCTTGCGCTCTAAGCCATGCTTGCGGCGATGCGGTGGCATAGGTCCACTCCACAAAGCACCAGTTAAGCAGCAACGCACCCGCAAGAACAAATGCAGCGAGGCGCTGACCTGCCGGGGCATGAACGGCAAACACCACCGCCCCTACGCACAGCCCCAGATAGATCAACGCCTCGCCAGACATTACTTCGGCGGTACAGTCGGGCCGTGACCACCACTACGCTGCGTGCTTGCAGATTCGCTATTCGGCTTGATAGGCGGCTGCGGCTTTTTCGGTTTATCGGCCATGTTAGTAGAACTCCGTTTATGAACCGCTTACGTTGTATAGACTGGGGCGGGCGGTGTATAGTTATCAGCGACGAGCGCTGACGTTCCAATGACCCTGTTTCGGATGTTGGCGGCACCGCTCTCATAGCCAATGTTATTGACCATGGCGGCAAACAACTTCACTCGACCAGCCGGGTTAACTAGCGTGTTGTCGGAAAGATCTACACCCGTAAGTCCAGCGCTCTGCAAGAATCCGTACCCAGTGGTCTGGTCTTCCTTGCCAGCGTCCCAGATGTAGTTATTCCTGATCGAGCAGTCGAACGTAGAGTCCGTTTGGTTCCATACCGAGAAACGATCGCGACCAGGGCGGATGTAAGAATTGTACTCGATACGGACTTCGCGATTGCCCTGTCCATTCTCGCCACCAAGCAAGGTAGTTCCGCAATTGATAAAACGATTGTTAGTGATGTCGACCCCGAACATCCCCTTGATGCGGGGGGCGCCGCATTCCTTGAAGATGTTATCGACAATTTTGATGTCATGGCGACGGTATGCAGCCTGAATTTCAGCCGTCGTTCCACCCGACAAATCAAACGCGTATTGATAGCCATTCACATGGTTATGCGCAAAGATCATCGAGCCTGGAGGCGTGTTGTACGCGTCAGGATTGTTCAGGAAGAAACAAACCGGAGCGCCGCCACCGTTCTCGAACAGGTTACCGATGATGCGTGCGTTGCGCGTGGCATATGCCGCTGCCGCTCGTGGCTCGAAGTCGACACCGCCGGGGTGAAAGTTGGTGGTGAACCTGCGCACGGTGTTTCCTGAGAACAGGAAGTCCGTTACGCTTTCAGGCGATACCGCATTGCGGCTCTGATTGTTCACGCCGTCAAACAGGCAATCCTTGATATGCAGCAGACCGTTCATAGCCGTCGTATCGGCTTTAGGTCCCATGCCTGACCAGATGCCATCCGAGCGCGAGCCGATGAACCGCACCCGATCAAAACGTGCTTCAGCGTACCGGTGGATAGCCACCTGATGCTCTGGCTCGGAATGCGGGCGAGTGGTGTCCGAGCGCAGCGTCAGATCGTGGATATGGAACTTCTTATACGTCGCAGGATCATCAGCGCCCGGCACAAATGAGCTAAAGATGTAGTTACCATCCGACTGAAAGACGACGGTCTGCGGGCCTTCGCCGTAAAGCTCCAGACCATCGTAGAGATTACCGGCGCTTTCGATCAAGTTGGAGGCGGTCGGATCGACCCAAGGCGACTGACGGATGACCCACTCGCCACCACTACCGGAACCCTTGGCAGTCAGCAGCTTGATCTTCCTGCGTCCGTCTTCCTGAGCCTCCAACAAGCGACCATTGTCGTCGGAATAATTGCCGAGCGGAATGTCGCTCAGGCTAAATTCCTCGTTCAACTTCTGCTGTACGCTTTTGCCGATGACAAAGCCGATGCTATCTGCGGACTGCCGTGTGGACGTTGCGCCGCTTTTGAAAAACACGCCATCGGTTTCGGTTGGATCGCCCACCAGATACGCAACGCTCAAATTAGCGGCCTGGAGTGCGGCAAGCGTCGAAAATGTATTCTCAGGCAAGCTTGGCACGGTAACCGGGCTAACCCAGCGCCCCGACTGCAACGGCGTGAAACCGTTTGGCCGGATTACCGTAGCGCCATCGTCATTCGCCAGCGAACTAGCGTCAAACGTGAACAAGCCAGCCGCTGTCACCAGGATGGCCGCCTCGTCGTTCATCTCATACGGAGAGACACCGCGCAGCTCATTGATGCTGCGGACTTGCATGAGGTTCCCTGGGAACCGGAGTGTCGGATTGTTACCAAACATTTTGCTGTTCCTCGGGTATCATGGTACCATAGCCCATGGCTGATAAAACGTCTATAATGCTCGTCACCGGAACCAACGCTGCTTTAGTGGTTATTTGGCAGGCAAACCGGGCGCGCATTCGATCAACGGTCTCGCGCGCTTTGTATGAGTGCGGGCGCTGCTACGGGCGCACCTTGCGCACTATACTGAAGCAGCCGCGCCAATTCGGGTGAGATAGCCGACTGACGCTGTAGGGCGCTGCCAACGCCACGCGCTGCTGCGTAAGGAATTGCGCCTGCCGCTCCTGCCGCAAGGCCCAGAATATTAGACTGCGCCCAACGGCCCGACGTGCCGCTATCAGGCACACCGGATGGCAGCACCTCGCTGGCTGCATCCGATAGATCCTGATTAAGCGCTGTGCCGCGCGCATACCCACGGCTTCGCGTGGTGGCACTGCTACGACGTACAGCCTGCGAATAGCCAGCCGGTCCAAACTCGCCCTTGGTCGTCAGCCCCGCGCGCTCCACTTGAGTGAGGCTCGCCCAACCCTGGTTGATAGCACGAAGCTGCGTTGCCTCGTTAGGGTTCTGACGTGCAGCCAACTCCCTAACAGCGGTCAACACCGATTCCAGCGCGTCGCCAAGTTCCTGCTGGTCTGCGTCCTGACTCTTGGCGAACCTGCGTGACTTTTCACCGATGCGTGTCTCAATAGCCTTCAAAGCAGCACCGTCCAGATTGACGCCATCCTGCCAGTAGCGGTCCAACCCACGCAAGATGTTGTCGAACTGACGCGTTCGCTCGGGCAGCATATCGGCTGCATTTTGGTGGATAGATGCCAAGTCATCCGCAAACTGCCCGTCACCAGTTGCCGTGATGCGTGGCAACACAGCATCATAGGCCTCCGAAAGCTTGTCGCCCGCAAACCGGATTGCACGACGGCCAGCCTCGACACCCTTCGGCAATGCCGCGCCAATAGGCTCAAGCGCCCGGTTGATTGCCGCCGCGTTAAATGACTGGTTAGCGGCGACACGATCACCGGTAATCATATCCCCTACGCCGGGGAGGCTGGTAGCGCGATCTTCTGCTGCTGCCACTATGCGATTACCCAAGCCGGTACCGCTGCGTGCAATCTGTCCCGGCGTGACTTTGACACCAGCATTTACTAGAGTCTGCAACGCTCCTGAAAGCTGCGGAGCCGCCAGCTTAGCCGCGCCACTAAACGCGGCCTGCCCGACCTTGCCGCCTACAGCACCTAGCAACGCATCACCCGCGATGCCGCCCGCCGTGTCAGAATCGGACAGCAGTGCACCGCCAGCAGCTCCCTGGGCCAGAACGCCGCCGGGAAGTGCCGACAGCGGCAACGTGCCCGCCACCTGACCCGCGAAATAGCCCGCCTGCCCACTCTGATTAGGGCTGGCGGCAAGCTGTGCGTCCTGCGCCTTTTCTGCATCGGCAACCGAGCCAGCAAGGCCAATCGATGGACCAAAGCTGTTCAGCTTCTGCCCCAGATCGCCAAGACCAAGAACGCCACCAACCTTATCAAGACCGGTTTCGACGTAGCCCGCCGCGTTGTTCAGAACGTCAGTGACGCCCTCCGTGAAACCCTGGACCTCGGACACCGGACGCGCATTAGGATCTACCTGTGCGGGCAGGACTTCGGCGTTCTCAGGCTTCCACTGCGTAGGGTCTTTCTGCCCCGCATCAATCTGCCCGTTGATGTACGTTTCAAGGCGCTGTGCTTCGGCGTCGTCATTCGCGTTGATCTGGTACTTGCTACCATCCTTGGCGGTGATTTCGTACTGGTTGCCTGCCATTAGTTGATCCTGCGAATGGTTGGCGAGATGCGGCCCTGTGCGGCGGGTGCAGCCTGACGCGAACCCTTGACGATGTTCGGAGTATAAGTTCGCGCTACACGATCGGGCTTGATGCCGTTGTCGGACGCATACCCGCGATACTGCTCTGCCGTTTCGTTATAAGCCGCGCGATATTGCTTATAGTTCACGTAAGCCGTGTTGACCATTTCTTTGCGCTGCTTGGCGTTAAGGCGCTGCCCACCCAGCACGCGGTTATAAAGGTTTTGAACGTTGTCAGGAACACTGCCAGCGTTCTGCGCTTGTGCGAACTCGCCTTCGCGAACCACCGATGACGGATCAAGCGTCTTCATGTAGCCGAACACCATCGCAATGTCGTCTTGCGGTGTCGGGTTGGGCTTGCGTGACAAATCCCGAAGCGTGCCGAACTGCTGGCGGGCCGTGTTAAACGTCTTAACCTGCGGCAATCCGTTGAACTCCTTGCGGAACTCTGATTCGGCCTTGCGGTTGCTCTGGACGTTGCGAGCCGTTGCCGTCGAGGGATCTGCGGGGCCACCGGGAATCGGTTCTAGGGCATCTCCGTTGTAGCGATACCCCGACGGTGCCCCATCCGTGTTGCGCCGTGCCTTCGGAGGACGGACATTCACAACACCCGGCGCCCCACCCTGACCGCCGCCCAGAACCTTGCGCAGATAGCCCTGCGTCTCGCTGGGGATACTCTCCTGCCAAGCGTCACCGCTACGCAACACAGCCTGCCGGATACGCCCCGGTCCTGCGTTATAAGCAGCAACAGCCTTAGCCTCGTCACCGTCGAATGCCTGCAACTGCTTTTGGTAATAGGCGTTGCCCAGCCGCGAGTTGTATTCTGGATCGTTGCGGAACCGGTCCGGATCCCACGGCAACCCAGCCGCCTTTGCGGCTTCAGGCCCGGTCGATGGCATAACCTGTGCCATACCGACAGCGCCTGCCGATGACGTAAGCGGCTGGCCATTGCGCGCAAACTGGCGTCCGCCGCTTTCCGCGCCGATCATGCGCTGGAACGTACCGCCCGCGCCGGGTTGCCCCTGCGGCTGCTGCGGCGCTGCATAACCCGCTGGACCGCTACCCGGCTCCTGCAACCACGAACCGCTCTCACTATCAAATTGCCACTTGGGCAACGGCGCGTTCTGAGCGATAACCTGACCATCAGCAGAATAGCGCGCTTGGCCAGCCGATAGCTCAAACGGCTGCTGCGACTTGGCATAAGCCTTTAGCGCGTCATCTGCGCTGGTAGCCATGGCGATGTAGTTGTCTAGTCCTACATCGCTAAGATCGACGTTGGCCAATTCGTTCTGATCGAACCCGCGCTGTGCCAACTGTGGAGCCAGCGCCGCAAACGCCTGCGCGCGTGCTTCGGGCGGCTGTCCCTTCAAACGAACAGCGAGCGAGCCAATCAAACCAGCCTGTTCGGCAAGTTGCTTGCGATGATCGTCACTAGCGCTAGATGCGAACTTAGCGAAGTCATAGTCACCACCGATAGCTGCCGTCTGCGCCGCGCCTGCAAAGTCGCCTTCGCCCAACTGCTGGCCCGCCCTCTGACGTGCTGCAACCTGCGCCTGCATCTCCTGCTGCTTAAGCGCCATGTTCTGACGCTGAATACCCTGCTGCTGCGCCTGACCAAACGTCTGCAACGCCTCCAGTGCGTTAAAGCCCTGCCCCTGGATTCCCCAATTTACTGGCACTAGAAACCCCTGAAGTTAAGCATGCCGTTCGGAAGCGTGCTGCCGATGGCTGGACCCTGCGCCTGCTGGCCATAGCTCGATGAAAGCCCACCACCCGCATAGGCGCTGCCGATGTTGGCAAGGTTCTGCAAAGCACCCGACCATGCAGCACCGCCAGCAAGCGCGCCGTTAGACGCCGCATCCGCTGCATTCTGACCGGACTGATTGATGTTGTTAACGGTGTTAGTCGCAGCGCCCGCGACCTGCCCAATAGCCTGCTGGCCCTGCGAAGATAGGTTCTGCAAGCCGTTGAGCCACGAACCTGACGACTGATCCGCCAGTGCCTGCCCCTTGGCCTGTAGCGCCTTCAGCGTGGCACCAGATGCTCCAAGCCCCTTGGCGTAGGCCATAGAACTCACTGAGTTTAGTCCAGTGTTGAGAATATCCTGATAGCCGGTCGACCCGCGATAGGTCGCAAGAGCCGATGCGGCCCCGCTGTCGCCCTGAGTCCCCAGGAACCCGCCGATGAGATTACTAGCCGCATTACCGCGATCAATCGTAGGCTGGTTAAGGCTGGTGACGTACTGCTGGTTCTGCTGAAGACGCGCCTGTTCGGACTGGGCCTGCTGCTGCTGCCTCTTTGCAGCGCTCTTGGCGGCGCTCGACTGAACGACGCCGCCGATGATGGATCCACCCGCTGCAATACCCGCTGCAATAGCTACTGGTGGCATCTAGAGACCTTCCGTTACAAAATACTGCACGTCACCGGCGATTGCGTCTTGACCGAAACCAACAGGCTTCAATCCCATGCGTCGGATATAACAAATCGCAGCCCGGTTGTATACTGACGGTTGCCCCCAGACGGTATGCCCGCCCTCTTTGCGTACATAGGCCAGCATATCTCGGCCAGTCTGCATTGCATTGGCGCCGCGAGCATCTTTGCGCACCATCAGATGACACTCATAAATGCCCGGTCCGCGCCATACGAACATAGCGACAAAGCCGCCATCTACCAGAATGATGTTGCGCGGATCCTCGCACCAAGGCGTAAAATCGAGTTGATCAGGAGGATACATTGCGCCCAGAAACATCAGCGCACGCACGGACGGATCGTTGCCAATCTCGTTTACAACTTCAGCGTCGGTTACGCGCTCGATCATTCTATTGCCAGTTCTGGTTGACGCGGACGAACGAAGCCGGGGCGTTGCGGGCCTTCGCCGCCCTCAACCGTGCCAGTCGCGGGAATCATTACCGCACCGACGACATGCGTTGCGCCTGTCTGCGCGGGAGCGGTGGTGGATACGACGTAAGTTACCGTACCGCCTTCGCGGTCGCGATCACTGTAGGACACGTAATCCGTGTCACCTTCCCCTGTCGCCGTAACCGTTCCGCCAGCCACCGATACACTGGTTGCGGTTCCACCATTAGCGGAGGGATAGATGCGGGTGTGAGGGGCGATGGTGATGTTAATCGTGTCTGCCGTCAGAACCGACGCGGGGTCGATATAGCTGGCCTGTAGCGACGCCTCACGTGCGTTTGCGGCTGCTTGGGCCGCTGCCGCCGCTGCTGCCGCCGAGCTATCCCCAGCCGCTGCGTTTGCGGCGTCTGCCGCTGCCTGCGCGGCTTGAGTAGCGGCGTCCAGGTTGGCGAGTGCCTCCTGGATCAACGGCAACTGCTGGATCTGCAACACCGCATCGCCCAGCGACTTCAGAATATCGTTTAGCGTGCGTAGGAAGCTTGTCGTCGGCTTGCGATCGGTTTCAACGATCGGTTGCGCCTGCGTTAGCGTTGGGATGCGGAGTTGTTTTAGCGCCACGATTGGTTCGCCGCAGCACCAGCCAAACGAATCCGCTCCGGTCCGACATGGCTAATCTCAACCGTCCGATAAGGCTGCTCGGGGCGCCCTAATCGATACAGCGAGCAAACATCGAACGGCGCGCGAACGTCTAGCACGTCGTAATAATCCGGGTATGAGTCCTGACCATCCTTCCAGCGAATACGGATAGTGGTGTCGCCGGATGCGCCCAAGCCTATAGAAATGTTATCATTCCGCTGCGGCTTCCCGAACAGCGCAATCGTGCCAGTGATAACCTTTTCGATCATCAACCCATCATCTGTGCCGTTGGATGGATCCAGGCGCCACACAGCACCGTCAACGGACGATCCGCACACTACTGAACCCTGACGGTCATATCCGACACGGGCGCCCCATTCGGTACGTCCTGACGTAGCGAACTCGGACCACGCCTGTGTTGACGCATCGTAAGCAAAAGAACCCTGTCCCGGTATGTTCAGGACGTAGAACTTGTGGCCGTCTAGACCGAACACCCAGGCGGATAGATCACCCCCCTTCTTACGAATGCGCTCAGCGATGCCGTTATCGCTGACGACTTGGGGAACTGCGCCACCACGACACACCTCGCCATCATTTGACACCCACATGACCGAATTGTCAAATCGCTTTACTGTGTCCCTCGCCAAGCAGCCGCGTTCGTAGATGCGGCCCGTAACGCGCTGGAACGGAGCGTCTACGTCACCCGTCGACTGCCACGGCTCAATCGTGTCTTCAGAGAAAATCCAGAACTCATCACCCACACGGCGAATGGCTACAGCCTTGTCCGGCGAAAACTCAGCCGTCGCGAAGTCCAGCGGGTCAACCGTCGTAGCGCCGGGAACCATCCAATAGAACTTGCCCGAACGCGTCAGGATCAACAGGTATTGGTTGATCTGTTCGATGTCCACCACAGTACCCGCGTCATCAGGCAGGGTTAGCGTGGTGACGGTCGTGCCATAAAGATACAGCGTGTTGCCGCCAAGAATCGCATAGACGAACGTGGTCCCAACCATTGGCGTGATACCAGTGCCTGCGATGGCCCCCTTGGCCGTGCCGCCAACGAACAACTGCCCGCCAGATACCGCCAGATCCTCGTCAGTCGACACGCGGTAGTCCATACCACGAATAGGGCCTAGACCAAGCGTGCGCGTGCGTGTGAGGCCGGGTCTCTGGATACGCAGCGTTCCATCTGGCGAGATGCCAGACTCGTCCTTCTCGACATACAGATTGCGCAGGATAGTTTCGGGAACGAAACCGTCCGTGCGCTGGTAGCTCTTGAGACCGAGCGGAACGATAGGCATTACGGACCCTTAAAGAAAGACAGCCAAAATGCCCACCACGGCGAATTGCAACGCCATGGTGGGTCATTGGTTACTTGATCGGCTTGTTGGTTGGCCAATAACGCATGAGTATCACCTCCTTTCATGTTTAAACTGTCAGATTGTCGATATGAAGACCTGTAGTAGCCGAAGAAGAACCCAAGGCGCGCAGACCAATGGTTCCTGCCGCCGTGATCGCTGTATCGGTAACAGGTGCGATTACTGTCGTGCCATCAAGGGTCACGCTAATGGAGGAGCCGGTCATAATCAAACCGACTTCAACGGAAACGCCTGCGCCCAGCACATAGGCAAAGAAGCCGATGACGGTAAACGTGCCCGCTACTGTTTTACCTAGATAAATGCCCTCACCATTAGGTCCGGACTTCTGGTAGCCTCCCTGATAATGGGTACGCGTTGTACCAGACGTCGAACCACGGCCAAGAACCCATGCGGCAGTCTGGACAACAACGGTAAGGCACTTGACCGTACCCTTAACCGTATAGTCAGCGGATGCTGGAACATAGCTGGATAGATAAGCCGCACCAGTCGCATTGGAGGTCGTGGTATAGGTCTCGTTATTAGCAATAACAAACTGGCCAATGACCGCCAACCATGACTGGCCCGTGTTGGACGTGTGTGCCGTAAGATCGGTGCCATCGGTGCCGGTGAAGGTATCGGAGAACGTAGGCGTAGGCGTAGGCGTCGGAGTTGGTGTCGGAGTTGGCGTGCCACCCGTCGCCGCGATAACCACTGCACCGCCAAGGTTGGGCTGCAACTGGCGTCCGTTCGGAAGCCCGTCCGCCGTGTAGGTGTCATAGAGCATGTTTGCTGCTGCGGTCGTGCCCGACGGATCGGGATGACGCAGCCAATAGAGATCGAGTGCTTGGCTGTCGCCAGGATCGGTAGCGAGAGTGATAACTGCCTGCGCTCCGCTTGCGGTCATGCTTGCGATGGTCAACGCAGTGGCCGACGTTCCAGCATTATATAGGGTGAAGCGGTTGGATGGGTTGCCGACCAGCGCGAGCGTTGCCGACGCGGTGACAGTGATCGCGGAGCCAACGCGCGTCGCCCCTGTAATCGTTGGGCCATTGTCCGTTGCGGCCGACATGGCACGGTGTAGATGGCGGGCGAGCGTGATGCTGCCAGGCTGGCCTTGATGCACCGCGTCTTCCAGATTAATATCGTGCGGTTCGAGATAGGCTGCGCTATTCGCCGCGGCCCAATCCGATGCTGCCTTGCGTATCGTCTGAACGCTTGCGGTCGAACCTGCGCCGCCCGAAGTGCGCGTTGCCATAGTCGTGACATAGCGCTCAAATGAGGAGCCGCGCGCAGCGTTCCGGCTCGCAAGATCGCCAAATACGCCAGTCAACCCAGCCTGATATGCTGCGGCCGAAGTGTTCGCGCCCGCGTCATCACCACCAAGATGCCAGTAGAAAGCCTCAAAACCCCCAGCTGCATCCAGAACGGCGCGCAGGTCCGTGTTATTTGCCTGCCCTGGTTGCCATGCAGCAATAGCGGTCGACCCGACCGCGTGCCCGATCGCGCCACAGTTGACGCCCTTGTTCGCAATCTGACGACGCAGCATCTCCGAAACGAAAGTGCTGTCGTATGCGCCGCCATCTACTGGCACCCCCCATGCTGGCGTCGTCAACGTGCGGGCCGTGTCGGTGTAGCGGGCATAGACGGCGCTGTTTGGATCAATTGTGACACCAAGCGATGCATTCGTGCCGCTGTATGCTGGCATCTTGGCGAACTGCCGCACCGCCTGTGACTGACCCGACATAGCGATAAGCCGCCCCATACCAACAAGCACAGTGCCGTTCTGCCATGTCGTGCCATCGGCGGAAAGGTCGAGATAAAACCAGCCTAGCCGTGCATCTACGTTCGGAATGTTAACAGTCTGCGCGCCGGTCGCAGTGGTAGTAGCTGCAACCCAAGATGCCTGAAGGATTGAGCTATTCTCTGCTCGCACGCGGGCATAGATGCTGCCAGCCGTGGACACATCCAACGCTACAGGAATAGTGCCCTGTCCGCTACTCTGACCACCGCCCGTTGTCGTCGATCGCTGATAAATGCGGTTGGGCGATGCAAGCTGCGTCATCGTGAATGCGCTTGGAGTAGGAGTAGGCGTAGGCGTAGGTGTAACGGTCCCCGCATCAGCGACCGCAACCTGCACCAGCGTCGGGTTAGGGCTGTTAAAATACCCATCAAGTGCTTCAGTAAGCGTGATAGCCTTGGAACCCGCCGTCGTGAAAGTACCCGACAGCAACTCGCCAGTCACGTTCAACGTCGTACCATCGTCAGCAGTCGCTGTAATAGTGGAACCTGGCGTCGCGCCCGCAATGGTCGCGTTGAACATGGTCCCAGCCGTGAATGCAGTGCTGGATAGGTAGAGTGCATTAAGCGAAGGAAGAGTATTACCCGTCGCCGCTTCAACCAGCGCAATCAACCGCGAGTTCTGCTCTGTTAACGACTGAACCCGCGCGTCGTTGTACCGCTTGTAGTCATCAAACTGCTCGGCAGGCGTCGCCCCAGCCGTAACCCCTGCACCCGTAACCGACAGGGTGCGCCCCTGCCTAGAAACAATGATGCGATCCCCAGGCTGGAGGATGTAGCCATCGGGGTAGGAGTTAAAGCGGCTCATACGGTAATCCTATAAACTGAAACAGGAATGGTATAGGTCGCACCTAAACCGAGTGCTGGCGTGAAGTACCCTATGCTAACACTATTTGCCGCGACAGGGTAGGCATTTTGCACCTCGCAGCCAGTTGTGGACATGCCGTTGGGCATAGCTACCAGCTTGCCCATGTCCGCTATCGCGATGCCCGTTAGTGGTAACGTCATGCGCTTCATGCCTAGAGCCAGCGACAGCAGCGTGGTTTCTGTGACTGTGACGTTGCCGACTAGGGTCAGCCGTCCTGCCGACGCAGAAATTGTCGGCTTATCCGTCAGATCATTATACGAATGCGTATTCGTCGTTGGCGGGAAGGTGGATGGCTTGCCCTCCAGTGAAGACCACGTTTGCGGTTTGGTGTAGCCGCCGCCCTTGACCGTCACAGACCCGACCCGAACACGAACACCAGATGCGCCTTGCTCATGTCGTACAGCGATGTAGTGCCATCCGCCTGATAGATCGGTGCCAGAAGGCTATCCGCAGGAACAGCGGTAATGAAGTCAGGGCGCGTGCTGGACTGCGTGACGGTGGCTCCAGGGGCGATGTAATTACCATCCTGAACCGGCGTCGATATCAGCCCCGCGGTGCCGAGCCAACCCTTAAACCAGACGGCAAACGGGTTGGGGTTCGTGACTGTAAAAGCAGTGACGTTAGCCGCGATAAGATCCGCCGCACCGTTGGGCGCGGTCTTGGTAGCAATAGGCGTCATACGGGCCTGAACCATTACAGGCTTGATATCGCCATTACGCATGAACGCAATGACACGGTTAGGAGAAAGGCTCATTGCTTGACCCATCCACTATCAGTTGCAGGGCCGGACGGTGTGTAGGTGTAGGTGCGGGTCCACGTATTCGTGCCATTCGTCACGCTGTCGGTGGAAAGGTTGCCACTGTCGTCATAGGTGTACGTGTGAGCCTTGTAGGTAGGCACGGGATCGCCATTAGTATCAAGATCCGCGCTTGCGCTACTGCTACCACTTCCTGCTACGCCAGCAAAGATAGTGGTAGGGTTGCCGAACACATCGGTAATATAAACCGGCTGCGACTGACCGTTAAGCGATGCGCCCTGCGCCATCAGAAATACACTCCTACTGTTTCACTACGCTCCATACCAAAGCGGGTTACCAGAGAAGTCTTGAAACGCATAGACGCAACAGCCGTTGCTTCGGGAATATCCGAGCCAAACTGGTCCGAAATCTCGATGGCAAGGCAAGATGCAAGCCCGTTCAGATCCGCATACGAACGGGGAGCTTCATCATCTAGCGTCAACCCGTCGATCGTCTGCCACATTTTCACAGTGCCGTCATAGAGATAGGTCTGGGTGCGTCCACCGCACAGATCCGTGATCGTGACAGCAGAACCATCACGCGGCGGCTTGATGCATCCCTGATTGCGAATCTGCGGTACTGGATCAGCAAGGATCTCGTTGCCGTAATCGTCCAGAATAGGTGCGCCTGTATCATCCCAGATCGGATCCCACACCAGCGAATTAGTTTCGAAGTCATGCCGCCAGGAGCCATCTAAAGAAATCTGCGGGAGGCTTACAAAACAGGCACTTTCACTCTCACGGATAACACGCTCGTTCGGGCGGGCGCAGTAATCCTCCGTTATAACCACGTCAACGAGCCGCCCCGATGCACCAGAGGCTACCCACCCCAGATACATCGAGCGCAGCGCATTGAGCGTGTCCACCATGTCACTGGCGCGCGCATCTCTTCCAGACCCAACCACACCCAACTTACGCAGGGCGAGATTGCAGACGACGCGCGCCAGAGCCACCTTACTTGGTCGCGTCTACGAGCTTGCCGCGCAGGGTCTCAAGCGAGGGATTACCCTGCACCGTGATACCATACGTGCGCAACTCAGCCTTGATAGCAGCCTTCTCGGTGCCTTCTTCGGCACGTTCGCGCTGCTCTTCGGCGCTAGGCTCATCGATTTCTACGACATCTGCCTTCTCATTGTCGACGGCGAACGTGGGGTTGTCGTGGATCGCATCGAACATCGCGTGGCCCTTGGGGACAGTCACCGACTGCCCCTTCACGAACACGAGATCCCCCATGCGGACGATCTGCGAGGCTGGATCTTCGTCACCCAGCCACACCGCCTTAAACCCACTCATGCGGGGTTCTCGATAACGCCGTTCAATTCGGCGGTGATCGAACCCGTTGCGTTGGTGGTAGCGCCACGCACCGTCAGGATGACATTGGTGAACGCCGCATTGTTGAAGTTGCGGCCCTTCACGTCAAGAACTGCAACCTGACCCGCTGCCGCTGCCGACGTAGCACCGAAATAGCGCGTCGAGTCGGCTGCGTCACCAAGCTCCACCGTGACACCCGCACCAAGCGCGTCCCACTTCATGAAGCCGCCCTTGACCACGAAGTTACGGTGAACACGGAACATCAGCACCGTATCATTAACGGCAACTGCACCCGCCGACTGCGCGCCGAGCGTGAACGTACCAGTCGAGGACTGGAGACTGCGACCGTCACCCGTAGGACCCGAAACCGGATACGTGGGCGCGGTCATCTGAAGCGATCGAAACTGAGCCATTGTCTAATGCTCCTTATGCGAGTGCTGGGACGGCAGTGACGCTGGTCACCACGCCATATTGAACGCCGCCGTAGCTGGTCTTCTTGACGCCGCGCAGTTCTTCGATTGCGACGGCAGGGCGGAAGCCATAATCTTCCGTATAGTCAGTGCGTGGCTGCGGGGTCTGGCCAATGCCAACCGCGATAGCCGACTGACCGCACAGGAAGCCCATCGCCAGATCCGCACCACCCGAACCGGCGCCTGCAAGCAGAAGCTGGTCAAGTTCAGGGACTTCGCGGATGATGACACCCTGGTACATCAGATCGCCGTCCTGGAACAACGGATTGCTATCGACGCCACCGGCTTCGCGCGGACGCGACGAGGTGTTGATGCTGACGATCGTTGCATCCTGCGAGATGAGACCGAATTCACGGCTACCCACAAAATACACGTACCACTCGCGGCCCGCCGTCATGTCGGCACGGAAGGGGCGAATGTTGGTCGTCATGCCGGTTGGGCCGACAGGTGCGCCGCCAGCGTTCTTGGCGATGGTCTTCAGCAGGCGGATATGCGCTGCCGAGGACTGACCACTTGCCTGCGACACCGTACCCAGCGACGTTGCCCAGTTGCCCGACGCCGTGTTGGCGCGTGCGTTACCGAACACGATACGATCGCTGTTGTTGGTGAGGTAGGCGTTGCGCTGTGCCGCCGTCGAGAAACCGTAGAGCACGGTCTGATCGGTGCCGGGGAGGCCCTGGTTGTCGAGCGCGCCGGGGATGACAACCGATGCAAACTCGTTGATCACGTCGTCACGAAGCGACTCGGTGCACCAGTCGCGAAGCTGCGGCTTGGCTTCGGCAAGCAGGTTGATTTCGGTGCGAAGCTGCGTCGACTTCGGAACCTTGACGGCGTTACGACGCCAATCGACCGTGACAGCCGTATTGAACAGGCCCAGATCGGTTTCGTTGCCCTTCAGGATTTCCGAGCCACGAACGCCGCGACCCTTGATGCGGGTGATCATCGGGAAGTTGATCGTATCCCCGCC